AGTGTTAGCGGACAGTTCACCAGCTTAGTGAACTGGGGTGAACAGGTGAACCCCCCGTATTCATTAGGTGAACAGGACATTCCATCATGACTGTAATCAGCAAAACGGAGTTTGCGGCACGGCGTGGCTGGGCCAAATCGTATGTGTCCAAGTTGGCCAATCAGGATCGATTGGTACTGACCGACGATGGCAAGGTAGAGCTGGAAGCCACCGAAGCCCTGCTGGTCGAGTCCGCCGACCCAAGCAAAGCCGCCGTCGCCACCCGACACGAACGGCTTCGCCTTCAAAGGGAGGCTGAAATCGCCGCCGAAGAACCTGCGGTGCCGCAAGTCGGGCAGGCGGTGGACTTCCAAAAGTCTCGGGCTCTGCGCGAGCATTACCTGGCCCTGCAAGAGCAAGCCAACTTTCACAAACAGCAAGGTTCTCTGGTCGAGCGTGTCGCGGTGGAAACCGGCGCCTTCAACGCAGGCCGCCTGTTGCGGGACCAGCTGCTGGGCATGCCCCCGCAACTGGCACCGGAACTGGCCGTCATGAGCGATCCCTGGCAAATCGAAAAGCATCTGACCGCCGCTATCCGTCGCTCGCTTGAGGATGCAGAACGCTTGTCCTCGGCGGATCTTGAACACGCCCTGACCACGAGTTAAACCCATGCCCACGGAAATCCCTGACGGTGCTGAGGTGTACCGGGAGGCATATTTTCGTGGGCTGCATCCTGACCCGGACGTCTGGGTCGATGAGTGGGCCGACGAGTACATGCGTATCCCGCGTGACACCGGTGCCGCTGAGCCAGGCCAGTACCGCACGTCCCGCACGCCCTATGCCCGCGAACCCATGCGCTGCCTGTCGCCGGCTCACCCCTGCAAACGCGTGATCACCATGGTCGCCTCGCAGCTGATGAAAACGCAGATCGCCTTGAACTGGATCGGCGGTCTGATCCACATGGCGCCGTCCAATATCCTGACTCTGCTACCGAGCCTCGGCCTGGCCAAGCGGGTGTCGTCGCGGATCGGCAAAACCATCAAGGCCACGCCGGTACTGCGTGAACGTGTCGCCTCCAGCCGCTCGCGAGACTCGCGCAACACCATGGACACCAAGGAGTTCGAGGGCGGTTCGTTGTACGTCACGACTGCCGGCTCGGCGGCCAACCTGGCCGAGCTGTCGGCGCGCTACGTGTACGGCGACGAGATCGATCGTTGGGAGGTAGACATCGGTGAAGAGGGTGACCCGATTGAGCTAGCCGAAACGCGAGGCAGTACCTTCGGCCGCAACGCGAAGTTCTACTTTTCCAGCTCGCCGACGATCAAAGGCGCATCACGGATCAATGATCTGTTCGAGGGCAGCGACCAGCGTTACTACTACGTCCCGTGCCCGAGCTGCGGACATATGCAGACTCTGGAGTGGGAGCGACTGCATTACTCGAAAGATTACAGCGTTGTGCATTACGAGTGCGCAGGTCCTGATTGTGACGTACTGATCGAGGAGTACCACAAGGGCGAGATGCTTGCCAAAGGCGAATGGCGTGCCCATGCCGAGGGCGACAGTGAGACGATCGGCTTTCACCTCAATGCGCTGTATTCGCCGTTGGGTTGGATGGACTGGAAGTCACTGGCCAAGCAATTTGAGAAAGCCAAAAAGGCCCAGGCGAAGGGCGATCTTGAGCCGATGCAGGTGTTCTACAACACCCGTCTGGCGAAGGTCTGGGACGCAGCCCAAGAGCAAACCAAAGCCGATGTACTGAGAAAACGAGCGCGGCTGGAAGACTTCACCCTAGGCTCGCTGTCGGCTGCCGTGCTGATGATCACCGGATCCGTCGACGTTCAGGCCAACCGCCTGGAGTTCATGGCCATGGGCTGGGGCGTCGGCATGGAGCGCTGGGTTGTCGACTACCAGGTGGTTTCCGGGGATCCCTCAGACGAACGCACCTGGGCTGCACTGGACGAATTGCTCAAGGCCAAATACCGCCACCCGTGTGGTGTCCGCCTTGGCATTCTCGCGGTAGCCGTCGACTCCGGTGGCCACCACACCGATGAGGTCTACCAGTTCTGCCGCGTTCGCCGCTGGCGGAATGTGTTCGCCATCAAGGGTGCGAGCAAACCCGGTAAGCCGGTGATTGCTCAGCGCCCGTCGATGGTCGACGTGACCTGGAAGGGCCAGACCGAACGCAACGGCGCCGAGCTGTGGTTCGTCGGTACCGACACGGCCAAGGACTGGATCTACAACCGCTATCCGTTCGAATCTGGACCGGGTGCACTGCACTTTGCCAGTGACCTACCGGATGACTTCTTCGACCAGTGCGTCGCGGAGCGCAAGGTTGCGCGCTACATACGCGGACACAAGCGCATTGAGTGGGTCAAGGGCAAGGCCGAGCGTAACGAAGCACTCGACTTGATGGTGTATTGCCTGGCCATGGCGCACTACCTGGGCCTCAACCGTTACAAGGAACACGACTGGGAGCGAGTGCGCCAGTCCCTGGCGCAGTCCGGTCTGTTCGACGACGCATTGGGCATCAAGCCTGTTCAAGGCGAACGGGTCACCGGACCAGCAACACCAGTTGCTGCACCGCAATCGGCTCCACAACCTACTGCTCCGATCGTGCAATCGCGACCGGCAGCACCGCCACCTCAACGCCGCAGTTCCACCAGCGGTTATCTGAAGAGACGCTGATATGTCTTTTACCCAGAAGCACCTCGACGCGGTTGAGGCGGCCATCGCACGCGGTGAAAAAGTCGTGCGCTACACCGACCGTACCGTGGAATACCGCACCATCGACGAACTGCTCAAGGCGCGCGAAGAAATCCGTACGTCACTGATCGGCGCAGCCGGGCCGCGCTCGCGCGTGGTTCGGCTGACCCACGGAGGCAAAGGACTCTAATGGCCCGTCACTTTCCGACGCTCACCCGCAACGGATTCGTGTTGCCGTCGAACATCAAGGCCAGTTACGAAGGTGCCGGCGAGGGCCGTCGATCCACTGGCTGGGATGCGCCCGACAACGGGATCAACAGCATCAACACCCCGGCACTGCGCAACCTGCGCTCACGTTCCCGGGCAGCGGTTCGCAATGACCCGTATGCCTTCAACGTAATCGATAAGCGCGTCAGCAACTTGATCGGCACCGGCATCACGCCGCGACCGAAAACCGACGACGAAGCCCTGCGCAAATTGCTGCAGGAACTCTGGGACGACTGGGTCGATGAGTCGGATGCCGATGAGCGCACCGACTTCTACGGCCAGCAGGCGCTGGCGGCGCGCACGGTCGAAACCTCGGGTGAATGTTTTGTGCGGCTACGACCTCGCGCTTTGGACGAAGGCCTCGCGGTACCGCTGCAGCTCCAGATCCTGGCCCCGGAGTTCGTACCGCATGACAAGTTTGAAACCACCAAAACCGGCAACATCATCCGCGCCGGCATTGAGTTCACGCCGGGTGGCAAGCGGGTGGCGTACTGGATGTACCTGTCGCACCCGCGTGATGCATCGTCGCTGAACGCCGGTTACAACCAGTTGGTGCGCGTGCCGGCTTCGCAGGTACTGCATATTTTTGAGCCGGTCGAGCCAGGCCAGTTGCGCGGTGTGCCGCGCTTGTCACCGGTGCTGAAGCGCCTGCGCAGTCTCGACAACTACGACGACGCGGTGTTGTTCCGCCAAGAGGTGGCCAATCTGTTTGCCGGCTTCATCAGTCGTCCGGCTCCGGACTCAGGGCAGACACCCCGAGACCCGGTCACCGGCCAACTTCTGGATCTCGACCGCGACGGCTTCACGCCGATGGTCGCGCTGGAGCCCGGCACCATGCAGGAGCTGGGGCCGGGTGAAGAGGTGGAATTCTCCAAACCGCCGGATGCGGGCAACAACTATCCGGACTTCATGCGGCAGCAGCTGATGGCTGCGGCGGCGGGGACGGGCACGCCTTACGAGATCCTCACCGGCGACATGCGCGAGGTCAACGACCGGGCGCTGCGTGTGGTGCTCAACGAGTTTCGGCGTCGGCTTGAGCAGCTGCAATTCGGTGTCTACGTGCACCAACTCTGCCGCCCAGTGCGGGCTGCCTGGATGGACATGGCCGTGTTGTCCGGTGTCCTGGTGCTGGAGGACTACACCCAGCGGCGCCGTGAATACCTGCGTACTCGTTGGGTGCCGCAAGGTTGGGCCTACATCCAGCCCGTACAGGACGTACAGGCGCGGCGGATGGAAGTACAAGCGGGCTTCGCATCGCGCAGCGAGATGGTGCTGCGCACCGGCTATGACGCGGAAACGGTCGACGCGGAAAACGCTGCTGATCTGCAACGAGCCACGACCCTTGGCCTTAATTACAACACTCTCG